ATGTATGTCAGAACGCAGGACGGGAACAGCGTTGCGCTGAGCGATGTGCGGTTTGACAGCCGCGAGACCGAAGCTCTTTACAATGTCGCACAGGGCTTTGACAGCACCGACACGGCACGGGCCTTTATTTCAGGATATAAGCAGGGCGATTCGGCAAGCGAATATATGAATGCGTTTCTTGACTTCCGCCGCGCCGGTCAGCTCGGGCAGGACTTTGACAGCGTTTTGCAGTCGAATGCAAACAAATACGCAGGGCTTGAGGAAAGTCAGCTCAGACAGGCATATTATGCCGGCGTTAATGAAAAAAATAATGCGCCGAAGCATTACAGCGCGAAAGAGGAAAAGAGGACAGAAAAGAACGGCGGTCTGCTGAGAAACTATACAAAAAAGCTCAACGCGGAGCAGGCGGGCTCGGTATATGTTCTTGAGGCTCTTGCAAAAAAATACGGCTTTGTCGTTGAAGTGTGCGATACGCTTGCAGACGGAATGGCGAACGGTGAGTACGATCCCAAGACCGGCAGAATAAAAATCGCGCTCGACGCTGAGGAAAACGCTTATCTCAGAACCGCCGGACATGAACTGTATCATTATATCGAGGACTGGAACTCAACGGCCGCAGGCGAGCTGCGCGAATATGTCATAGGCAAGCTCAAAGAAAGCGAAAACTATGACTATGAGGGCAGAGTGAAGGAGCTTGAAAAGCTCTATGAGGGTTATGGACAGGAGGACATAGAGGCGGAAATCGTTGCCGAGTGCATGTTTGATGTGTTTGATGAGCAGACCATAAAGGAGCTTGTCGGAGAGAACCGCAGTCTGGCGGTGAAGATTCAAAGCTGGATACAGGGCTTTATCGAGAGCATAAATGAAATTCTTAAAAATCTCGGGCTTACGAGCCCGGAAATAAGAGCCCTTGAGGGAGATGAGGAGGCACTTGAAACCATCAGCGACCTGTTTAAGTCTGCGCTGGAGCAGACGAGGGAGAACAAATCGCAAGGAAAAACAACCGACATGGCGGACGAAAAGAAAAAATACAGCATAGGTAAAACTACAAAGAATAAGTCGGTTGTTGTGATTGCAGATGATATTCTGAAAGGTGTAGATAAGTCTGACTGGGTTGCGAAAGTTAAGGATGTTATCAGAACTAAATTTTCTGATGGAATACCTGTTGAGGGTAAGCTGATTAAGGTGAACAAGATAACCAGAAACGAGTACACCAATTCAAAAAACACTCAACACTACCAAAGAAAAGATGCCGTGATTTATAAAGATAAATTCAAGGCATCAAGTAATCTTAATGAAATTGTATTAGCATCGACTAATTACGTTAATGAGGATTTAAAGCATCAGAGAAAGGATAATTTTACCGAGTTTGCGAGGGGCGATGTGCTCGTTAGAGTGGGAAAAAACGATTATTCTGCAAAGGTTATTGTAGGCTTTACATCGGGAAAGGAAATGGTACTGTACGATATTGTTGATTTCACACCAACAAAGTTTGAATTAAAAAATGAGAATGCGTTTACCGAACAGCCGCTTAAAGTGCAACTCAGTAGACAACACGCATCCTCTGACACGAGAGTAACACAAAGTGAGCCAAGTGTCAATAGCAGTATATCCGAAAAAGCGCAGAATGATGCAAAAAAGTTTTCGCTCAAAGATACTACAAATGAATCCGATTCTCAGACAAAGAGTGAAGCTTTTAAGGAGTGGTTCGGGGACTGGGAAAACGAACCGGAATCTGCAAGCAAGGTCGTGAACGAGGACGGAACACCGAGGATAATTTATCATCAAACTGCGGCTGAGTTCAATGTGTTCAGCAATGCAAATCCGCTTGCCGGACGCAATGACAGTGAAACGCCGAACGGATTTTTTGCAAAGGACAATGATGCGGATATCGGGGTTGGCGGAAACAAACAGATGGCATTGTACGGTGACATGAAAAAGCCACTCCACTTCAAGGACCGTGCAGAAGCGAGATATCTTTTGGGGCGATTGCTATGAGGTACAAGAAATTAGAAATGATGAACTGGAACCGAGTTTTTTTCCGTACAAATTCGATGCAGATGAAGCAAATAAAGTTTGCGAAGTTTGCAAGTGGTACATTGCCGACTAACCGCCAAGCGTAAAGTGAGGCGGTTTTGTCATACCAAACTCAATAATTACAGCGTTTTGCAGTCAAATGCAGGGCGCTGTTTTTATATCCAAAAAACGTTTGCCTGTATCGTAAACAGGGGAACAGTTGACCTTAACTGAGAAAAGGAGAATAAAAAATGGCAAAAGAAAAAAAGAATGTCGAAACCTTGGAGGGGCAGGGCGCCGAGGAGCAGAAAGAGCAGTCTCAGCCCGAAAAAAAGTACACCGACGAGGAAGTAAACAACATCAGCGTCAAAAACAGCAAGAAGGCAGTCGCCAAGCTCATGAATATACTGTATGAATGCAAAAAAAGCCACCGGCTTACTCCAGCGAGTTGGGCTACAATTGCCCAAGCGGCTGTTTCTCACCGATGGCTATATACACAGTATACGCGCTTCCGATTCAAGTGTCAAGCAATTTGAAAATGCAACAAAGCGCCTGTAGGTTTACAATAGATGCGAGACTGAATCGGGAGCATTGAAATAGAAATGAAAAAAGCCTTGAAACCGTTGATACACAACGACTTCAAGACTTCCTCTTTGGTGATCCATCGGAGATTCGAACTCCGGACACCTTGATTAAAAGTCAAATATGTAGTGCCTACACATAGTAAATTACAAGGAAAAGCACAACATATAGTGGATTGACCGCGCGCAATAGACAATAAATACTAAACGGAAATCGGGCGTTACTACGGGGTTACTACGGATTTTTAAGATATTTTCGACATCTCTTTTTGCAGCGTTTCGTCCGATACAAGGGCATAATATTTCAGCGTTGTGCTGTATTCCTCATGGCCTAAAATCATCTGTGTAGCTTCGGGTGATACACCGCTTTCTACCATCATTGTTGCACATGTTTTCCGGCAGCAATGGGGGGATAGACGCTTAACTCCTATCTCTTCAAGGCAGCCGTAATACTTTTTGCGCATGTAGCTCGAGCTGTATCCCTCGCCGTCATCACGGCATACTATTTTTTTACCTTGCTTTGCTACGAGTGCTTCTATATACGGCTTAATCACCGGCAGAACAGGAACATGGCGATTCTCTCCTGCTTCGGTTTTCAGACCACCTATGAGCAGGGCTTGATCCGCTATGTAATCATCCGGAGTAAGGGCGAGTAGTTCAGAAATACGAAATCCCGTGTAAATCAGGATGAGAATGATATCGGCGTATGGGACATTAGCCTGTGCGGCAGCCTTTATCTTTTCCACTTCTTCAGCGGAAAATGGATGTATTTCGTTTTTCTTTTTCTTTGGGAGCTTAACGAATTTAGAATAGTCTTTGTAACAAATGTCTCTCTCCAACGCAAGCGCATAAAGACGCGAAAATGTGATTTTTATATACGAGAGCGAAGTGCCGCTTTGTGCGCTGTATGCATCAATGCATTTCTGCATGTATTCCGTTCTCAGCTCGCGCATTTTTATGCTTTTTACATCTTCGGGGATCTTCTTCCACGCGGCGTTGTAACAGTCCTTTGATTGCTTAGCCAGGTTCTTATATTCGGCACGGGAGAGCCACAATGTGTGCAAGTCATCGACGGTCATATTGATTTCAACTACCGGGTGTTCGAGGTAGTGAGCCAGAGCAGCTTTTGCCTCTTTGCTCGATGCGTAGTGCCCGAGGATTTCCTGCTTTTTAATCATCTTGCCCTGCTCGTCCAGGCTATAACTTGCCGGCAACGCGACGACCCAGGGACGTCGCTTGATATCCTTGCGTTTATATACGCTGCCTTCACCGTTTTCACGCTTTGCCATTAAAAAATCCGCTCCTTTACTTGTGTTTTGCTGGAGCGGATGATATAATAATTATATCAATCCACTCTATACGCATGGTGTGTGTTGATTTTCTTGAGCCCTCGGTGCTGGAACACCGGGGGTTCTTTTTTATTGTTGTTCTGCCAAAGATGAGAGATTAGGAAGGTCAATCGAATATAAAAAGCTATGACCGTCTCTATGCTTTTTTAAAATTCCGGTTTTCTCGACTTCTGAAAGCCTTTTTGCAATAGTTGAGGTAGATAAGTTAAAAACGGCACAAAGCTCTTTTTGAGGTATTCCATCGCTGGAAAATAAAGCGCCCTGCATAAGAACATAGCAGAAATCAAGCATGTTATCACGGTCAGAAAAAAGATTGAGCTTTTTTAGAATATCCATGTTTTGTTCAAGAGCCGTTTTCCTTTTATCAAGGGCTTGAAAGAGATTGACAAATGATACATAGACTATGTTTAAAAAAGTTATGATAAACGGTGTCAAATCTCCGCAATTCCTTTTGTCGTTACAAATTTCAAAAGCATTGTAATACGCCTTTTTGTTCTCTTTTATTGTATAAGACAGTCCATATCCTATTAGATGGTCAAATTCTTGAGCTAGCAGATAGCTGCTAATGAAACGAGAGGTTCTGCCGTTTCCGTCATAAAAAGGATGAATATAACCGAATAGATAATGGAAAAGAGAAATCCTAATCAAAACTGGTAAAGATGAATCGTTAAGAACAGCGAGTGCATTTTCCATAAGTTCGATTATTTGCTTCTCGGGATAGGCTCCGCGGTGAATTACCTTGCCCGTTTTTGTTGTGACTTCGTTCATTTCCTTTCTGAAAATTGTACCGTCCGGACGATTCTCGGGGTGTTCCTCTAGTATTTCGGCAAGTACCAATTCGTCATAAAGCCGGCGAACATCTATGCAGGACTTCAACGGAATATATTCTCTGCTCAACATACTGTATTTTTGAGCCAGTCCATAAAACCTTGACTTGTGACCGCTTTTTTGTGACAAGCTGTCCAATGCTTCGGACAACTCTTTCCTCGTACTGAAAACGCCTTCGATATCGTTGGTGAGCTTCATCTCATCAATTAGACATTTCTTTGTAAATTGATCCAATGCAGCAGTGGGGAGGCGTTCACGCAAAGGAAGAATGTCTTTGTCAATTTTCATTATTTGGCAAGTTGTGTCATATATTTCTTGACACATGCAAAAAAAGGCAGTGTTGCCTCCTATTAAGAATGGTAGCTTGATAGCAAATTCCGATTCTTTTCTCTGCAGACTAAGTATATTATACTCGCTTCTGTTTTGATAATATAGGCTAGATAATACTTTATACTCCATTTTGTTCACCTCATTACAGAGTTATATGTATTGTAAGCGCATAACATTGTAAAAATAGCGATAAATTACAATGTTAATCAATAATACACCTATTTAGCTGTAAAGTCAACTGTATTTTTACACGCATTACTGTAATTTATCCAACACTGTCATCTTTATCAATGCCTATTTGCAGTTTCTTTTCTTTCACATTACAACCCGCTTTCTCAATTAGTTTTTAATTATCTCTCTTACGAGGAGATAAGGAACGCCGATGATGTGATACTGTTCGAGATTTGCGCCTGTCAATTCTTTAGGCGGGTAGGAAGGATTAAGCGGACTGAGTCTCACCATATCGTCAAAAATTTCGACACGCTTAAGTGTCGCGCATTCTCCATCATATATAACGGCTCCGACATCTCCGCTGCGCTCGACAAAGGTTTGCCGAAGAATGAGGACTTTATCGTCGGTGTGGTATGTGGGATACATTGAATCGCCGTGTACCTTGAGAACAAAAAAGTCGGATTTGCTTCGTCCCTTGAGAAAAGAGCGCGGGACATCTATGGTTTCGCCGCTCCAATCCTCGACTGCAATTTCTTCATATCCGGCGGCAATATTGCCTATTACCGGGAACGTAACAACATCTTCGGTCACATTCGGAGAAACGAGGTTTAGCGGCTTGGGATAAGTTTCACCGTCAATCAAATATGATGTTGTTGTGTTTAACGCTTTTGCAAACGCTGATACGCGGCTCTGGCTAATGTTTCGAAGACCAAGTTCAATTTTATTAACTGCGGAAGCTGTTTTAAAACCTACTTTTTCAGCAAGTTCTTGTTGAGACATTCCTTTTTCTTCTCTTAATTTTTTAATCCGATCATATATTGTCATTTTATCACCTCTCGCTTAAAGAATATCAAACCATAGCCACTTTGTCAACTTTTTTTGAAAAAAATTAAAGAAAACTATTGACAAAATGGCTAATAGCGATTATGATGTACGTGTAGCCAAAATGGCTAAAAAGAAAGGAGGCGAAAAAAAAGATGACGGCGACCAAAAAGCTGAAGGCAAAAATGATAGAAGTTGGAATTACACAGGCTGAACTGGCAAAGATTCTCGGAATATCCACTCAGGCAATGAATTATAAGATAAACAACAAGTCTGAGTTTAAAGTAAGCGAAATAGAAGCTGTTGCTGGTGCTCTGAAAATTAGGAACAAGGATGAATATTTTTTTGCCTAATTATTAGCCAAAATGGCTAATAGCAAATCTTAAAGAAGCTGAAAAAAGAAAGAGAGGTGGGAATATGAAAAAGTTTGAGAAACGGGTAAAAAAAGCTTTTGCGCATATGACGGCAATCATACACGCAAAAACTCATCGAATCGAAACCGTGACTCTTACACAACCGATATACTGTTGCGGAGGTAGTCACTGCGGCAGAGACCGGCGAGGGTTGTGGCATTGCAGCTGTCTTAACCAAAGTAAGCAAGAGCCCCGAAAACAGCGGCGACAATAGACGCTATTGTTGCTACAACGGAAACGACTACAGTAACGATGAAGCGAATCCGATCTGTTTTCTCTTTTGAGGCAGGTGTTTCTACCAGCTGATGAATCTCATCGACACCGGGAATATAATACCGCTTATGTGACAAGTCACTCACCTCCTTTGGTGAGAATTATATCACATAAAAATAAATAAAACAATCATATGAAATTATCCATGCCTTGGCTAAAGAGCTGAATGTTAATTCCGATTGGCTTACATTAAAAACAGATGAAATGGGGGAGCTTGACCCCCGCTGTGAAAGGAGAAATGACTATATTATGAAGCTCAACGAAAAAAACAAAGACAAACTCATTTTTACTCCGAAAAAATTTTCGGAATCGAGAAACTGCCGTGTGAGACTCACAGACGAAGCCGCATACATCGTCAATCAGCTTTGGCTGCAAACAGGGCTTTCGGCAACGGAAATAGTCTCATCGATGATTGAGTTCGCTGCCGAGAGGGTGGAAATTGAGAAGACCGCATTTGACGATTAAAAAAAGGAGGAAAACACCATGCGTAAAAAAATGACACTTATGTCAGTCGACGAGGCGTCAATGTACCTGAGAGAGGTTATCTACATACCGCCGCACCAGATCAGGCTGCTTGCCAGGGAGGGCAAATGCACCTTTTGTATCGCAATCAAAAATCCGAGCGGGTCGTACTCGTACCACATTAGGCTTGACCGGCTTGAGCAGTTCAAGCGCGGAGACATTGGTCTTATGGTGAGCTAAGGGCAAAAACAGAAAGGAGACATCAAAATGACAAAAGGATTTTTAACAATTGCCGCAGTGCTGGCGCTTGTCCTGCTTTTCGCGGCGGCAGCGGTTCCTGAGGAAATCACGATACCGGAGACAGAACCGATTATTGTGCCCGAGCTGACGGTATCGGCGCAGATACCCACAGCACGCTACCGGTTGACCGCAGAGGAGCGCGAGCTCGTATGCCAGGTTGTTATGGCAGAATCGGGAACAGAGCCGTTTGATGGCAAAATGGCGGTCTCACAGTGCATTTTAAATGCGTGTGAAAAGACCGGCAAACGCCCCGCGGAGATAGTTGAGGAGTATGGTTACACCGACCGCAGGGTAGAACCGAATGCAGAGACGAGGGAAGCCGTCGCCGCAGTCTTTGATGCCGGCGAGACAGTGACAGACGCGAACATTCTTTATTTTTATGCGCCTGAGCTTGTAAGCAGCGAATGGCATGAAGCTCAAACATATGTAATGACCGTTGGCGGCCATAGGTTTTTTGAGGTACCCGAATGAAAAAAATTGAATGGAAAGATACCCGGCTTAGTTTTTCTGTTGATTATGATTATTCTCTCTTTGTCCGCAATCGCTGTGTATTCTTTTGGGGCGTGGGTACAAAGTGGCGTAAAATTGTGAACTACGCTTTTAAGTTCACGAGGCAAAACAACATTTGCGTTGTTTATCTCTACGGTGAGCCACGAGGCAAGCCTGATACTTTCAAAAATTATATCAAAAGTTTAAGCGGCAACATAATCGTGATTAATTTTAAAACTTCCTGCGCAGACCTTGAAGCTATCGGCAGATATGAAGAGTGGTCAGGAATGAAAAAGACAATGGGATTAATCGACAGGTCAGGAAATTTAGTCAACTCATACTTTAGTGAGCGCCAAAAAATAATGAGAGCTATCGCTAACGGAATTTTACCTGAAACAGATGTCATGTATCAGAATTATCTTAACGATGACAAAGTCCAAAGCGAATATACGGAGGCTAAAAAAAGACTTGAGAAATTGCAATTTGAGGCTGCTCGCTGTATTTCCAACTGTGTTGACTTAGAAACGATTAACCCTTGTGAGAGTGGAATACTCGAAACAATTCGGCGTATTTTTCCCTTTGGCGTTGAAGCCGACACAACGGACCTCAACTGCGTTAAGGTTGCAAAAGCCAATAGATATATTGCGCAAGCCCGGCAAGGCATTGACAACGCAATGGGAATAAATTTCAGCAACTCGGAACAGTTAAGCTTTTTCAGCACTCGCGGTGCGTCTGAGATGCTGAGTTATATTAGACGCTTGTGCGACAGCAAGCTTGAAGTAGACGGTACGTTCACCTTATGCGAATTATGGTTTGCGATTGAACAGCCGCCATATGGCGCATATAAATGCAATTGGTATTATTACATTTTCGCGTTCGCTTTAAATCCGTATTTTGCAAATCCTTATTCGGTGCTTTTCGGTTTTATTCCCAATCCTGCCGAAACGGTTGACTTTGCATTTTTCATCAAAGGTAATTCGGGCAGAATTTTCTTGCAGTCTAAAACGACCGTCTTTCTCAAGGATGCAGTGTGTAGGCTTTTTGATTTGCCTAACCAAAAATATATTCACGATGCGTTGTTATATGCTCGCCAATGGTGCGAAGACAATGCAAGAACGCCGCTATCATGGATCGACAATAGGTTTTTAGAGCTACTTGATTTCGATTGCGAGAAATGGTGCTATCGCCATGCAGCGGACAGCTTGCTTTCGTGGATAAGCGAAAACGAATCTGAACTGTACGACAAAATCCACAACATAAACTTCGACTATGATGACCAGCTCATAAAGCAAGGCTATGATACAGAGAGAGTCAGACTGTGGCGCAAGTGGTCATATGTAAAAGGTGGCGCGGTCGGTTGGCTTCACGGAGCCGAGGAATTTCACAGGAGGTGTATTACTTACATGAACAAAGAAAACATTTGCCGCGAGTGTGGTAGACCAATTGAAAAATATAGCACCTATTACAGAGAAGCGTTGAGTTCTGTTAAAGGCGATTGCGCTGTTCATCATAACGAAATTGTCTTTACTGCAAAACAGACAATTGGACTCAACAAAAAATTTCTCGGACGTTATCAGAATGAATATTTTTGCATTCCTTGCCTATGCGAAGTGCTCGACAGCGATGCCGAAAGGCTGTACGAAGAGATGAACACATTTAGAGAGCAGGGATGCACATTGTTTGAGTAGTGGGTAGGAGGCATAACAAAATGGCACTGAAATTTGCAATCCGGACGGTGTTTGAAATCGCCGTCGTCGTACTTATCATCTATGGCTTTTGGCATGAGGACAAGCTCATAGCTTTTGAGGACGACCTCAAAGCAAAAATTTTAAACAGAAAGGAGACAAAACGCAATGGGAAATCAGACGACTAAAAGCCCGTTCGATGTGCAGATCCTTGCTGCCAGGCTAAAAGACCTGATGCGCGAAAGCGTGCCGAAAGTCACGCAGAAAGACCTTGCCGCGGCACTCGGCACCGCGCCTAACATGGTATCGGCGTATATGCACGGCAAGAGCTGTCCGTCGCTGCCGATGGCAGTTAACATAGCGCAGTATTTTGATGTGTCAATTGATTATCTCGCCGGCTTGGCCGACCATCGGCGGCAGCAAGTAATCGTGTCAGCGCCGACACCGGAACCGAAGCGCATGAGAAACGGACCGTGGCGCAAAATGGCGATATGCAACAGCTGTGACTGGCGTCGCAGACTTTCGGCTCCGTGCGGTGACTGGGACGGAACGGCCTGTATGTACACTCACGAGACCGGGATTTTCCGCAGTTCGCCGCCGACGGAAGACGGCTGCGCATATTACAAAAGCCGCCAACGCTGAGTGGGCAGCGAAGACGGCAAAGGTAAAACCTCAATATCATGATAACACGAAGGGAGACTAATGTCAAATGAAGATAAACAGTCTTGAGCTCGAGAATGTAAAGCGCATTAAGGCGGTCAAAATCGAGCCTACCGAAAACGGTCTGACCGTGATAGGCGGACGTAACGGTCAGGGAAAGACCTCAGTGCTCGACAGCATAGCGTGGGCACTCGGAGGCGACAGGTTCCGTCCGTCATCGCCACAGCGTGAGGGGTCCGTGCTGCCGCCCAATCTCAAAATCACAATGGACAGCGGCATAATAGTGGAGCGCACCGGAAAGAACAGCACCTTGAAGGTCACGGACCCTGCCGGCAGAAAAGGCGGCCAGCAGCTTATTAACGAGTTTATTTCTCAGCTCGCGCTGGACTTGCCGAGATTTATGACGGCATCAAATAAAGAAAAAGCCGATACACTGTTGCGCATTATCGGCGTCGGAGATCAGCTCGCGCAGCTCGAACATGACGCGACAGAGCTTTACAACAGACGCCACGCTATCGGTCAGATAGCCGACCAGAAGGTAAAGTACGCCAGAGAGATGACGGAGTATCCGGATGTTCCCGAGCAGTTAATATCTGCTTCCGAGCTTATCAAACAGCAGCAGGGGATTATGGCGCATAATGCGGAGAATAAGCGCAAGCGTGACCGTGCCGCGGAGATACAGCGTTGCTATGATACCGTTAACAGCAAGATAAGCGGAATCCAGGCTGAGCTTCAGCGCCTTATGACAGAGCAGCAGAGCCTTATGGATGACCTCAGAATCGCAAACATGGAGACGGAGCACCTCGAGGATCTGAGCACCGCCGAGCTTGAAGAGGACATTGAAAATGTTGAGAAAATCAACATTAAAATTCGCGCCAACCTTGAAAAAGAGAAAGCGGAGGAAGATGCGAAAGCATATCAGGCTCAGTACAGTCAGCTGACTCACGAACTCGAAGCGGTTAGACAGAAGAAAACCGACTTGCTCAAATCCGCACAGCTCCCGTTGCCGGGGCTGTCGGTCAAGGATGGCGAGCTGACATACAACGGCTTCAAGTGGGACAATATGTCCGGCGCGGATCAGCTCAAGGTTTCCACGGCCATCGTGCGAAAACTCAACCCCAGTTGCGGTTTTGTGTTGCTTGATAAGCTCGAGCAGATGGATCTTGATACTCTTGCCGAGTTCGGCAAATGGCTTGAGGATGAAGGTCTGCAGGCGATAGCAACAAGGGTCAGCACCGGCGATGAATGCAGTGTCCTTATAGAGGACGGATATGTGGTGAACGAACCGACGGAGACTAAAAAAGCATGGAAGGCGGGACAGTTTTAATGAACATAACATCAGGAATAATCGAAGATGCACAGCGTGTCGTAATATACGGCCCTGAGGGCATCGGCAAATCAACCTTTGCTTCCAAGTTCCCGGGCGCAATTTTCATCGACACGGAGGGCAGTACCAAGAGGCTGAACGTTAAGCGTTTTGACAAACCGAGCAGTTGGACGATGCTTCTCGAAGAGGTCAAATATGTTCGCGATCACCCCGAACTGTGTATGACGCTTGTCATCGACACAGCGGACTGGGCAGAGCAGCTTGCAAGTAATCATATATGTTCCGTAAATCACAAACAGAGCATTGAGGACTTCGGATACGGTAAGGGCTATACAAAGCTCTACGAAGAGTTCGGCAGGCTTCTTGACCTGCTCAATGAGGTTATATCAAAAGGTATTAACGTCGTGCTGACCGCTCACGCCAAAATGCGTAAGTTTGAGCAGCCGGACGAGCTCGGCGCATACGACCGCTGGGAGATGAAACTTTCAAAAAATGTCGCGCCGATCGTAAAAGAATGGGCAGACACGGTTCTCTTCGTCAACTATAAGACGTTCGTGATAAAGGACGAGAAGACCGACAGCAGAAAGGCACAGGGCGGCAGAAGGGTAATGTATACCAATCATCATCCCTGCTGGGATGCGAAGAACAGATACGGGCTGCCGGACGAGGTCGATTTCGATTTCAGCGTCATCGCACCGTTTATTCCGTCTTCCGGTGCATATGTCGCAGCGGCGCCGGAAGATAAGCCGCAGACGAATGCGCTGCCCGACCCGCCGAAAAAAAGCATAGAGGAGCTCAAGGCAAAAATCGACGAGTTTACCGCCGATGCCGATGAGCCTACCCCGAACACTGAGAACACTGAACCGAGTTCTGGCTTACCGGCAGCGCTGCGTGAACTCATGACGGCGAACAACGTTACCGAAGATGAGCTTAGAAATGCAGTAGCGTGGAAAGGTTACTTCACTGCCGACACACCGATTCTCAATTATGGCGAAGCTTTCATTAACGGCTGCCTTATCGGTGCATGGGAGCAGGTCTACGATATCATCGTCAATCATATAAGAAAATTTTAAATAAAAAGGAGTATTAACAACCATGAGCGAAAACTACAACACCAACAGAAACGACGCCCTTGATTGGGACAGCGTTATTGAAGCCGAAAACGAATTTGTACTTCTGCCGGAAGGGGAATATGAATTCACCGTCAAAAGCTTTGAGCGCGGCTATTTCAACGGCTCGGAGAAAATGTCTGCCTGCCCGAAGGCAGAGCTTACGCTTCAGATAGATGCGCCGCAGGGTACAGCTATCGTCAAACATAATCTTTTCCTCTCGCGTAAAACAGAAGGGCTTGTGTGCGCGTTCTTCATCGCTATCGGTCAGAAGAAACACGGCGAACCTCTGAGAATGAACTGGGCGCAGGTTGTAGGTTCAAAAGGCCGCTGCAAGATAGGGCAGAGGCTTTACAACGATAATTATTACAATGAGGTCAAGAAATTCCTTGAGCCGGACGAATCCACTCAGCGTCCCGCTTTCACTCCGGGGAATTTTTAATCCTTGGACGCGAGACCTTATCAGCTGGAAGCAGAACGGGCAATATTCAACGAGTGGGCGAGCGGCAATAACCGCACATTGCTTGTCCTGCCGACCGGCACCGGCAAAACAGTCGTTTTCGCTAATGTTGCAAAGCAGTGTGTTCAGAACGGTGAGCGGGTTCTTGTGCTCGCTCACCGCGGCGAGCTGCTTGAACAAGCGGCGGACAAAATACTGAAATTTACCGGCTTGATGTGTGCCACAGAGAAAGCCGAAGAAAGCTGCCTCGGCAGCTGGTACCGTATAACCGTTGGCTCGGTGCAATCTTTACAGAGAGAAAAACGGCTCGAACAGTTCGACAGCGACTATTTTGACGCCATAATCATCGACGAGGCGCATCACTGTCTTTCCGATGGTTATCAGCGAGTGCTTGGGCACTTTGGAGACGCGCATGTCTTAGGCGTCACCGCTACGCCGGACAGAGGCGATATGCGCAATCTCGGCACATACTTTGATTCCCTTGCTTATGAATACACTCTTCCGCAGGCTATCAAAGACGGTTATCTTTCGCCTATAAAAGCCCTCACGATTCCTTTAGCTCTCGACTTAACGGGCGTATCTATGCAGAACGGGGATTTCAAGGCGGCCGATATCGACAACGCCCTGGATCCGTATTTGTATCAGATTGCCGACGAGATGATAAAGAACTGCAAGGAGCGCAAAACAGTCGTGTTTCTGCCGCTTATAAAGACCTCGCAAAAATTTCGGGATATTCTGAATGAGCGCGGTTTCAAGGCTGCAGAAGTCAACGGCGGAAGTCAGGACAGAGCGGAGATAATCGAAGCGTTTGAGCGCGGCGAATATAATGTGCTCTGTAACTCCATGCTCTTGACGGAAGGCTGGGACTGCCCGGCGGTCGATTGCGTCATCGTGTTAAGACCGACAAAGGTCAGAAGCCTATACAGTCAAATGGTCGGGCGCGGAACGCGCCTTGCGCCCGGCAAGAAGGATCTTCTGCTGCTCGATTTCTTGTGGCATACAGAGCGCCATGAACTTTGTCATCCTGCTCACCTGATATGTGAAAGCGAAGAAGTCGCCAAGAAAATGACGGAGAATATCGAAGCAGCAGGTTGTCCGGTTGATATTGAGGCTGCCGAGCAGCAGGCCGAGAGCGATGTCGTCGCTCAGCGCGAAGAGGCTCTTGCAGCACAGCTCAAGGAAATGAGAAAGCGCAAGCGTAAGCTTGTAGATCCGCTGCAGTATGAAATGTCGATTTCCGCGCAGGATCTTTCAAGCTATGTTCCGGCGTTCGGTTGGGAATGCGCTCCGCCGACGGAAAAACAGATTAAAACGCTCGAAAAGCTCGGCATATTCCCCGACGAAATCGGGAGCGCCGGCAAGGCAAAGCTGCTGCTTGACCGCCTCAGCAAGCGCCGCGAAGAAGGTCTCACAACGCCGAAACAGATACGCTTTTTAGAGTCTCGCGGCTTTCTGCATGTCGGCGAATGGAGCTTCGATGCCGCAACAAAAATGATTAATCGCATAGCGGCAAACGACTGGCGAGTTCCGCGCGGCATTGTGCCTAAAGACTACAAACCGGAGGCAATGATGATATGACAGAAGAAAAGCTCGACTTAAAAGAGCTCATAAAATACATAGACCCGGCTGCTTGCACATATTCCGAATGGGTGGAAGTCGGCATGGCGCTCAAATACGAGGGATATAGCTGCGATGACTGGGATGAATGGTCACGCCCGGACAAGCGCTATCATGCCGGCGACTGCGAAAAAAAGTGGAATACTTTCAACGGCGCCGCTGCACCGGTTACGGCGGGGACTATCGTTCAGATGGCAAAAGATAACGGCTGGCATTTTCAGGCAGATGACGGCGCGCTTGACTGGGACAGCGTTATCGGAGAACAAAAGGATGATCTTGTTCTTGTCGACAAAAGCTGGATTGAAGGCAAGGAATTGAATATTCCCGACAAATGGAATCCCGTAGAGCAGATTACCAAATATCTCGAAACGCTCTTCGAAGCAGGGGAGACGGTCGGTTATGTCACCGAAAGCTGGGAAAAAGACAGTAAATACCTGCCGACGAAAGGCGTGTATACCAGGACTGCGGGAGAGCTTATAGAGGCTCTGAGCAAATGCGAGGGCGACATAGGTCGCGTAATAGGCGATTGCAAGCCGGAGGCGGGGGCGTGGATACGCTTCAATCCTCTGGACGGCAAAGGCGTCAAAAATGAAAATGTAACGGAGTTCCGATATGCTCTGGTCGAATCCGATACGACCGACATCACCCATCAAAACCAGATAATACGCGAGCTCGAGCTGCCGATTGCCTGTCTCGTTTACAGCGGAGGAAAGAGTCTGCACGCCATTGTACGCATCGATGCCGCGAACTTTGACGAATACCGCAAGCGCGTTGATTACCTCTATGACGTGTGCAAGAAAAACGGCATAGATATCGACCGCCAGAACAAAAATCCGTCGCGGCTGAGCCGTATGCCAGGCGTTGAACGCAACGGAAAGAAACAATATCTGCTTGATACCAACATCGGCAAGAGCTCATGGAACGAATGGAAAGAATGGATTGAAAGCATAAACGACGACCTGCCGGATCCGGAGAGCGTTGCCGATGTGTGGAACGACCTGCCGGAGCTTGCGTCGCCGCTTATAGACGGAGTGCTACGGCAGGGACACAAAATGCTTGTCGCAGGACCATCAAAAGCTGGCAAGTCTTTTGCGCTGATAGAGCTGTGCTGCGCCATAGCCGAGGGGCGCGAATGGCTGGGCTTCAAATGTACCCAGGGCAAGATAATGTATGTCAATCTCGAGCTTGACCGTGCGAGCTGTCTGCACCGTTTTAAAGATGTCTATACAACGCTCGGCTGGGCTGCGGAAAACCTACATAACATCGATGTGTGGAACCTGCGCGGCAAGTCCATTCCGATGGATAAGCTCGCGCCGAAGCTCATCAGACGCGCCGCAAAGAAAAACTATATCGCCATTGTCATTGACCCGATTTATAAAATCATCACAGGCGACGAGAACAGCGCGGATCAGATGGCGCATTTCTGCAACCAATTTGACAAGGTCTGCACCGAACTCGGGTGTGCGGTAATCTACTGCCACCACCATTCAAAAGGCGCTCAGGGCGGCAAGAGGAGCATGGACAGAGCGTCCGGCAGCGGAGTGTTCGCCCGCGACCCCGACGCGCTGCTCGACCTCATAGAGCTTGATATAACCGACGGTATCCGCAAACAGCAAGAGGACAAGGCACAGCAGGAAATCTGTCTCAAATGGATGCGCCGCTTCAAGCTGCCGGAACCGTCGCAGGACGAAGAGAATACCGCGCACGAGCTGCTCAAAATGTGCGGCGAGAGTCTGTCTCCGGCATCCCGTGACCTTATGCTCTCCGAAGTAAGAGCTTCGTGGAATATGATCGAGCAGCGAACGGCGTGGCGGATTGAAGGTACTTTGCGTGAGTTCCCGAAGTTCGCTCCGGTCAATCTTTGGTTCGATTACCCCGTGCATCGGATAGATGATACCGGTGTGCTGGAGGACATAAAGCCGGATAGCGATTTTAATTCGAAAAACTCGCCTTTCAGGAGAAACTTCAGCAGCAAAAAGACCTCATCCGAGCGAAAAAAGGATAGAACAAGCAGCATAGAAACTGCTTTCGATGCCTGCAATATGGATGGACGGGTAACAGTGAATGAGTTGTCTGAATATCTCGGAGTAACAGCGAAAACGGTTCGCAAAAGGTTGACAGAGCATGGTGGTTTTTGGATTGACGACGGAGAAGTTGGAAAGAAAAACGAGGGAAAAAGTCGATAAAATTTCCCGTTCCTTACAAGGGGAAAAGTCGAATGGTTATCGAGAAATTCCCTCACAAGGAAAAAGTCGATAAAAAATCGAGAAATTCCCTCTGAGGGAAAAAGCACTTATATATTTCATATATAAGTGGGGAAATTCCCTTCCCTCAAAGTCAAGGGAAAGAAGTGTGGCGGCTTAGGCTGCCGCCGCACACAACTTCTTCCCTACCTTGACAAGGGCGATTTTCAAAAACAAAAAAGAAAGGAAACGAAAATGACAACTGAATTTTTTATGCCGATGCATCCGCCCACGGTAACGCATCATGACAAAAAGATAACCGTCAAAAACGGTAAGGCGATAATGTACGATTCAACCGAGCTGAAAGCGGCAAAGGGGAAGCTGACGGCACACCTGGCAGAACACATTCCGCAGGAACCGTATTCGGGCGCGGTCAGGCTGATGGTCAAATGGTGCTTCAGCAATACAGGGACTAAGCACAGAGACGGGGAATGGAAAACCTCGAAACCCGATACAGACAATCTTGAAAAGGCCTTGAAGGACTGCATGACCCGCCTGCACTTTTGGAAGGACGATGCGCAGGTCGCATCGGAGATCAGCGAAAAGTTTTGGGCTGCTGTGCCGGGAATTTATGTGAGAATCGAGGAGCTGCCATGCTGAAACAAATAACCCAGGAAGAGACCAACAGGCGTTACGTACGGGAACAGACAAGCGACCGGGAAACACACTGCTTAAGATGTTATTACTGCTGCAAGATATTTGAGGCAGGAGATGATAGTGGGTATGTTTGCCCGAAATGCGGCCGAGAACTCATTGAAACGGGATTTTTGAAAGTGAGTGACGACTATGGCAATTGAAGAAAGAAAGAAAATTCTTGATGCGACTTGCGGGTCTCGCAGCATTTGGTTTAATAAACAACATCCCGCCACGGTATACATGGACAAAAGACGAGAGCTTGAAACCCGGATTTGGAAATCGGGGGATGGACTATCCGAAAGGACATTAAGAGTGGATCCCGATGTAATAGCCGACTTCACCTCAATTCCATTTGCGAGTAACACCTTTTATCTTGTGGTTTTCGACCCACCACACTTGCGACATGCTGGCGAAACTTCGTGGTTGGTCAAAAAATACGGAAAACTCGACGACCATTGGCCGCAGATGATACGGGACGGTTTTAATGAATGTATGCGCGTTTTACGACCAAACGGAGTTTTAATTTTTAAATGGTCGGAAATACAAATCCCGGCGGTGGAGGTATGGCGGGCAATTGGATGTAAACCTTTGTTCGGGCATCACTCTGGAAAAAACAGTAAAACATTTTGGGCTTGCTTCATGAAAGGTGAGGTGTAACAATGCGTGAGATACTTTTTCGCGGCAAAGGCGATAAAAAATATAATGGTGGTATGTGGTATTTCGGTGTGCCTATTCGCTGTTATGACGGCGACTGGCAGATTTGCACTAATAATAGCAAAAGGACGGTAATCCTTGAAACGATAGGGCAGTACACAGGTTTGGCAGACAAAAACGGCACGAAAATTTTCGAGGGCGATATAGTCGATGTCTTATACGATGTCAACTATATTGGCGTTGCGGCAGAGCGAATAGGCGTTTTTGAGGTCGTTTTTCATAACGGGTGTTTCATGGAACAAAAGGGCGGTGTGCGATATCATTTTATCCCGTCCGACAAATGTACGGTTATCGGCAACATCTATGATAACCCCGAGCTATTGGAAGGTGATGGCAGTGCCTGAGATGTGTCCGAATGAGCATTGCGTGTTTCTCGTCCAGACCGGCGGAGAAAAGCCCCTGTGCCCGTTTCGGCATTGTCTGAAGCCGGAGATTGAAAAGCACGATAAGATCCGAGAGGAGGCTGTCAAATGACGCTTAAAGAGTTGTCGCAGCTGTACTACCTTGACAAGGAAATAGAGCTTGACCGTGAGAGACTTGCGGAGCTGCGTGCGGATCTCCTGTGTCCGAGGTCGCCGGACTACGACGGTATGCCGCGAAATCCGAACCACGAGAACGCGCTTGAACGCTGCGTGGCTGAAATAGTCGACCTTGAGGATGTTATCCGGGCTAAAATTGAGCAGCGCATATATGAGCGCGCCAGGCTCGAGCGGTACATATCGGACATTCCCGACAGCCTGACTCGGCAGATATTCACGCTGAGGTTTGTTGAAGGGCTGACGTGGGAACAGGTGGCGGCAAAGGCTGGCGGCAATAACACCGCGAAGAACTGTAGCAATATTTGTTATCGCTATATTCGGCAAAGTTGAGGACAATGAGGAATTCATGTGTGTTAGCATTAGCATGAAGATAATTACAGTCGATACTCTACTCTTCATTTTTCCCTTTCTTTCTCCCTACGCCTGCCCCGCGGCGTCATAAATAGCGGGGCTTATGTTTGTGAATTATAAATTTGCTCCAAAAGAATTTTTAATACTTCCAAGGCGAGGACAGAGACCGTCTGTGAGTACGACTTAAAAGCCGAATATGCGATGAAAATCGCGAGGAATAACGCTGTAAAGGATAGAACAATGTGAGTGACTTCGTGCGACTTCTTTTTCTTCGTTTTAGCCGCAGACGATGACTCACAGGAGGTGTGTAGAGAGTCGATATTCGAATTAACGACGGTAATGGTTATGTTACTTTTTTGGAATAGCATGTGTCTTTACACTCCCTTTTCTTTTTTTTATATATACGGCCATGCGCGGGAACGCGCACATAAAACAGGAATATACATTAGCTCGACAGAATATTCCATTTTTTTACTTTTTTTTATAAAATTCTGATTTGCGGAACCGTGGAATCATCGTTGTTTTATTTTAAATGCAAGCGAATATATCCTTTACTGTAACTATAGATCCGTCAGCTTTGACACTATATTATAACGGCCGCACCAGCTTTGTCTATATCTGTTTTTTACGAGAATAATATGTGATTGGATGCTAATTTGCTGCGAAACAGAGAAAATAAAATTAACGTTGACAACTCTTTCAAATTATAATAAAAAGAAAAATTAACAATCTGAAAAAATTTTTTTAAAAGCCAATGTGTGCAAAATATTTTTCGGATACTAGGAGGTGAACCCATGACCGACAAGCAAAGGCGGTTTGCAAATGAGTACATTATTGACTGCAACGCGACAAGAGCATACAAGGCTGCTTATCCACGAATAAAATCGGATGATGCTGCGAGAGCCAATGCGTCAAGGCTGCTAACAAATGCTAATGTTAAAGCCTACATCGAAGCAAAGCTCGAGGAGCTGAGCTCAAAAAAGATAGCCGACGCGCAGGAGGTCATGGAGTACCTCACCGCCGTGATGCGCGGAGACAGCACGGCGAGCGTCGTGGTTGTGGAAGGTCAAGGTGACGGCTGCTCGGCGGCAAAGGTTCTGGATAAGCCGCCGGACGAAAAGGAGCGCCTGAAGGCTGCGGAGCTGCTTGGCAAGCGGTTCAGCCTGTTTAAGGATGGAATTGAAGTCTCCGTCAACGCGCCGCAGATTATCGACGATATAGGAGGCGGCTAATATGGCCGTCAGGCTTACTGACATAATCGCGCCGTCGTTTTATGAAGTGCATCGCGATGTGTGTGCCGGGCAGCATACGCACTATGTGCTTAAAGGCGGGCGCGGAAGCACGAAGAGCAGCTATATATCGCTTGAAATTGTCTGCGGCATCATTAAAAACCCTGACGCGCACGCGATCGTGTTCCGCAAAATTGCAGACACGCTGCGGGACAGCGTTTTTGCACAAATGCTGTGGGCTATTGATAAACTGGGCGTGTCGCAGTATTTTAAAGCGACGGTCAGTCCGATGAAAATCACATATCTGCCGAGCGGGCAAACGATTATGTTTCGAGGTCTTGACGATCCGATGAAAGTCAAGTCCATAAAAATTCCGTTCGGCTATTTTCGTTATATCTGGTTCGAGGAATGGAATCAGTTTTCCGGGATGCGGGAAACCGATAATGTGCTGCAGTCGGTCATGCGCGGCGGCAGTAAATTCGATGTTTTTTATTCGTACAATCCCCCTGAGTCGCTGCGGGCGTGGGTGAATGATGAGGTGCGCGTAGAGCGCGCCGACCGCCTGGTACATCACAGCACATATTTGACTGTGCCGCAGGACTGGATAGGCGCGCCGCTGCTGTTGGAGGCGGAGCACCTGAAACAGCACTCGCCGGAACGATATAGGCACGAGTTCCTCGGGGAAGTCACCGGCACGGGCGGCGAGGTATTCCGGAACATCAGTATCCGACCCATCAGCAATGAAGAGATTGCGCGGTTTGACCGTATCAGGCGCGGCATAGACTGGGGCTATGCGGTTGACCCGTTTGTTTTTATATCGTGCAACTATGACAAGCCGCGCAGGCGGCTGTACATATACGACGAGATATACGCGGCGGGCATGAGCAACAGACTTGCCGCCGACCGTATAAAATCTCGTGGAGTTGCCGGCGAAATTATCGCAGACTCCGCCGAACCGAAGTCGATAGCGGATATGTATGAATACGGTCTGAGAGTCAGAGGCGCACGCAAAGGTCCGGACAGCGTGAAGCACGGCATAGAATGGCTGCGCGACCTCGAAGAAATAATAATAGATCCCGCCCGCTGTCCAAACGCGGCGCGGGAATTTTCATCGTATGAGCTCGAACGGGATAAGGACGGCAATTATAAGGCGAACTATCCCGATAGAGACAACCACACGATTGACGCCACGCGCTACGCCACAGAGAACGACCAGCAGAATGTGAGGGTAACTTAATGATTAACAATATGGACTTGATAAGAGAAAAGCTCGCGTATCACCATACGGCTACGGACGATGAGATTATCAAAACCGTGCTTAAAAATGCGCGGGAAGACCCGGAGTATCTTGCGGCATGCGAGGGACTCCGATATTATCGCGGTATGCAGGACATTCTGCAGAAAGATTTTCGCGAGACGGTCGTTTACGAAGAAGACGAAAACAGCCCGGCGGGCATAAAGCGCGGCGGTGTTAAGATAATCAACGAAAACAATTCGAATCACCACAATGTGCATAATTTCCATGCGCTGATGGTCGATCAGAAGGTCGCGTACATCCTCGGCAAGCCACTTTCCGTCTCTGTTGAGGGCGCAAATGACGGAGCGGGCGGTGCAGATGAAAGTCTGAAAGCTTTTGAGGACGCCGTCACCGCAGTGACCTCAGACGAGGCTTTTGTGGACATGCTCCCCGACCTCGCAACAAATGCGTCGAATTGTATCGTCGGATGGCTGCATGTCTATTACTCGGCAGCCGGCAAGCTTTGTTTTGTTGTTATCCCGACGACAGAATGTATTGCCTGCCGTGATATGAGCTATCAGCAGGTGATTACCGACTTTTTCCGCCACTATAAAATAACCGTCGTGCAAAACGGCACAGAGACGGAGCGGGAGCGGGTAGAGTGGTGGACTGCGACAGGGGTAAAACGCTATGTCGAAAACGATGCCGGAGAGTTTGTGCTCGAAAGCAACAGCCCACACTGGTACAACGAGCAGATAATCAACGACGAGCGCGTTTCGGTTGAAGCGCGGTCTTGGGGGAGAATCCCGTTTGTTCCGCTTTATAACAACTCTGCGCATCAGACCGACCTTTCGCGAATCAAAGGTCTGCTTGACGCATATAACCTGATATCTTCTGCGTCGACGAATAATCAGATAGATCTCGTCGAGCTTTACTGGATGATACAAGGATACGGCGGCGAGACCGCAAAAGCGATACAGCAGAAGCTGCAGATAAACAAGGCGGTGTCAATAAGCGATCCGTCCGGCAAGATAAGCGCGGAGCAGGTCACACTTAATGTCACCGAGCGCCTCGCCTGGCTCGATATGCTGCGCCGGGACATATATCATATCGGACGCGGCATTGATATGAACGATGAAAAGCTCGGCAGTGCGCCGTCAGGCGTCAGTCTGAAATTTCGCTACACCCTGCTTGACCTTAAGGCTGACCCGCTTGTCTCAAAGTTAAAGGTCATGCTGAAAGAGCTGTCATGGTTTATTACGCAGGATATCAACCTGAAGAACGGTACCGACTATGACTATACGCTTATAAAATACGATGTCCACAAGTCGATGATAGTCAATGATGCGGAGACGGTGGACATAATCCAGAAGTCGCAAGGGCTTGTGCCTGATAAGATGCTTTTAGCAAAGCACCCGTTTGTTGATGATGTCGCGCAGGCGTATGAAGAGCTGCAGAAGCAGCGCGAGGAAAACGCAAAGATGTTTATCGGCGACGATGACGACAAGGACGATTCCGAAAAGGATGATGAATAATGCGCTCTGATCTCTATTGGGAGGAGCGGGCACTGCAGCGCGAGGAATACGCCCGACGTGCCTCGACGCGGGCTATAAAGACAAAAACGGTCAAGTTATACGCCAAGGCGCAGAAGGATCTCGACGCCCGCATAAATCGGATATTTTCGCGTTATGCGGCAAACGGCGAATTGACGCCGGAAGAAGCTCGTCGGATGTTGAACACCATAGAAGCGGAAGCGGAATTGGAGGCACTGCGCAAAGAAATCAATAATATAAAAGACCCGGTCATAAAGAGAAAAGCGCTTGCACGTCTCAATGCGCCGGCATACGCCGCGAGAATAAATCGCCTTGAGGCTTTGAAAGCCAATATCGAGACGGAAACGGCATTGCTTGCCGACCGGGAGAAGCGGGAGCTCAAGCGACTACTTGAAGATGTGAGCGGGGATACATACTATCGCAGCGTATATGACACGCAGATCGGCACGGGATTAGGCTTTGAGTTCTCAGCTCTGCCGAAGGGCGCCGTAAACACCATAGTAAATGACCGATGGAAAGGCGCGAATTTTTCCGACCGTATCTGGCAGAACACATCCGCGCTTGCCAACAGCGCATACGGTATTGTGGCGCGTGGAATTATGACGGGAGCGGGTCCGCAGGTAATGGCGCGCCAGCTCGCCGACGCTATGCAGTCCGGAATGTATAACTCGATGCGGCTGATACGCACCGAGACTAACCGTGTGCACAACGCCGCTGAAAAGGTGGCATACGAAGAGGAAGGCATAACGGAATACAGATTTCTCGCCGCCCTTGACGGGCGCACCTGTGATGTCTGCGGCGCGTTGGACGGCAAGACTTTTCCGGTCTCCGAAGCGAAGGAGGGCATAAACTATCCGCCGCTCCATCCGAACGACCGCTGCACTACAACGGCAGTCATAGAGGGACAAAACCGAGCCGAACTCAAACGCAGGGCATTGGACCCCGAGACCGGGAAAACGGTGCTTATTCCGGCAGAAACGACATATGAAGAGTGGCTTGCGGATAATATAAATCCTCTTACCGGGAAGCTTAAATATTACCCGCCCAAGACTTTGACGCAGGTGTCCTCCTACAACAGAGACCAGTTCGAGCGATATTCGGCAGTCTTGAAAGAAAACGTGCCGGATTCTCTTGATGAATTCTTAAAAATAAAGTATAATGATCCTGAGAAGTGGAAGACGCTCAAGAGGCAATACCGCTTGGTGAATCAATACAAGATAGATTCAGGCAATTTATCTACTGATGAAATCTTACGGTTTGATAAAAAGGTTATTTATGAAAAAAGACTCCAGTTCACGAGCAAATACAAAAGAAGCGGAAACATTGCCGGAGCATATATCGATGATGATTTTGACAATATGTACTATGCACACAGTGCCATATCCGGAAAAGCAAGTATCGGTGGGTACAAAGGAACTGGAAAATTAGTTTTACTTAAAGAGGCTCGACGTTTTAAATACATTGATGTTCCCAAAATGGATGGAACGATGAGGAAAGAAACCTACAATGACACTGAAGCGAAGCTCTTCGAGTTCTTTGCCGATTTGTATGAAACAAACCCTTTTAAAAAGATATGTATGCTTTCCGAACGTGGAATGTGCGATAGTTGCAAAGGGGTAATGCAGCAATTTAAAGAACTATACCCGGATGTTGAAGTGAATGTTATCTCAAACAAAAGGGTCGAAGGCAATGTTTGGAAAGAAAGGATGAGAAAAAGATGAAGTACGAGCTTGATTATCAGGGAGCAACAGAAATTCTCGAAGACCGTTTAAGCACGGGTATACAGCCGAAAACGGGAGATTTGCTCGAAAACTCATATCTCACAGAATTCGATCAGGATATCCTTGAAGAAGCCGAACGTCTTAACGCGGTGCTTCCGCTGATAAAGTGGGAAGTGGACAACAACGATCTCAGCGAAGCCATGAGCGACGAGCTCTATCTCTACTATGAGGATTTGCTCAAAGGTCGCCTCGACGGAATACTGGACGAGGAAGAAGCCCCGATTATCATAAAAGACCTCACCGAGAGCTATATAAAAGCTTTCGGAAAAGATACTCTTGACGAAGAGGATCAATAATAAATAACAAGCCGCCAAGCGAAAGCGAGGCGGTTTTGTCATATCACAACATAATAATTACAGCGTTTTGCAGTCAAATGCAAAGCGTTGTTTTTATATCCAAATTTATCCGCCACCCGGAGCAAAATGGTGTCGCGCAATATTGGGACTGGCCAAGTAAAAAGGGAGCGCGGGAAAGGACAGACATGGACTGGCTTAAAGACATTTTAGGCGACGCACACACCGAGGACATCGACAAGAAGATAGCGAGCTATATCGGCAAGAACTTTGTTTCAAAAGCAGATTTTCGCGCCGAGTCCGACAAGGTCAAGAACCTTGAGGGTCAGATAGCAGAGCGGGACGGTCAGCTTGAAGAGCTCAAAAAGGTTGATACCGCCGGGCTGCAGGCAACGATTACACAGCTGCAGAACGAGAACAAGCAGGCTAAGGCTAAGTATGACAGCGATATCGCTGCCATGAAACTTGACTCCGCTATCGATGCCGCTATTACAGCCGCCAAAGGCAAGAACGCAAGAGCTATAAAAGCCTTGATAACACCCGGCAGTGTGAAACTCGACAAAGACGGCAAGCTCGAGGGCTTTGACGATCAGCTCAAGGCAATCAGAGAAAGCGACGCCTATCTCTTTGACAAAGTCGAAACCAGACAGAGGGGCGGAGACCCCGACCACGGCGGCGGAGACCCCGAACCGGGCGAAGCCCCCGAGAACTATGCCGATTATGTGAATTGGCGCAAAAATCAGTAAAAACGGAGGATTTAACAAATGTCAAACAAATTCCTGACTCCTCAGATAGTCGCGAACGAGGCTCTTATGGTGCTCGAGAACAATCTCGTTGCTGCCGACCTTGTCCACAAGGACTATTCCAAGGAGTTCGCACACGTCGGTGATACTATCACCATCCGCAAGCCCGCGAAGTTTTCCGCGAAGAACTTCGTCGGCGAGACCGTAGACCAGAATGTGAACGAGGGCAGCGTCAAGGTGACCCTTGACCATTTCCGCGATGTCACCGTTCCGGTCACTTCCAAGGAAATGACCCTCGACATCAAGTCATTTTCTGAGCAGATCATATCTCCTGCGGTGCAGGCCATATCCCAGGCCATCGACAGCGATATTATCGCCGAAGGCATCGCAAACGCCGGCAACACCGTGAGCGGCACCGCGAACGCGGCCGACCTCAAGGACATTGCCAACATTGCCAAGGCATTTGACCTCAAGGGCGTACCGATACAGCAGCGCAGACTTCTCGTCAATCCGACGCACAAGTATCGCTATCTGACCACGGAAAACCTCTCAAAGGTCGCATATGCAGGCAATTCCGACGCCCTGCGCTCAGCAGAGCTCGGCTCTATCTATGGTCTTGACACCTATATGTCGCAGAATGCCCCCGATACCCTCGCGGCAACTGCGGGCACTGCGACCGCTGCAAAAGTCTCCTGCACCGCCGGCGAGACCAAGGTCGCACTCTCGGATGTCACTGCGGCGACCGGCACCTTTAAAAAGGGCGACGGCTTTATCCTCGACGGCTATCTTTACAGATTTGCCGCCGATGCAACTGCCGCAAGCGGCGCGGTCGCTGAGGTCGCGATAGACCAGCCTATCCATCGCACCATTGCTTCGGATGCGGCGATTAAGGTATATCTCGTCAAAACGACCCATTCCCTCGCATTCCACCGCAACGGCCTTGCACTCGTTACCCGTCAGCTTGAGCTGCCTATGGGCGCGAATAATGCGGCTATTGCGTCGAGCAGGAACGGTCTTGCTATCAGGGTTGTATATGACTACGACATCAAGCACAAGACCGACCGCGTCAGCTTTGATATCCTGTACGGTGTCAAGACCCTTGACAGCGACATGACCGCAAGGCTGGTGGGCTGATATGACGGAGCAGAACAAGGCCGACCTCATAGCCCGGATGCGCGTGATGTTGGGTAAGGAAATGTCGCTGCCGGCTGCCCGGTATCTGCTGGACAGCGTCGAGTCAAAGGTATTGCGATATACCAAGCGGCGTGAGCTTGTTCCCGGTCTTGATCTGCTTGTGGCAGAGATAGCCGCGCAGCGTTACCGCACGCAGCAGCCGGGCTCTACCGATGCGGCGCAGACCGTTGCAAGCATAACGGACGGCGACCAGAGCGTGAGCTTTAAGCACAGCGACTCAGACCTCGCCACAACGGCGGAACTGAGCGACAGCGAAAAGGTGATGCTCAACGAGTGGAGGAGGCTTTTTTGGTGAAGATCCCCGACGCCTTCAGACGCGCACAGCGCGCCGTATTTCAAGACAAAGCAGTCGAGCACTATAAAGCCGTCAAACAGACAGGAACGCTCGGCAGTGAAACAGTGAAGCCCGCAGAAACGCCTGCGGGCTCTTTTACTGTCAACTTCCGACTCGTTACCGACGCTATGCAGGCGCAGGAATGGGGGCTGCAGTGCAACAAAGACGCCACCTTTTCAACATCCGATACGCTCGCTGTCGAGAAGGGCGACTATGTGAAATACGGTGGCGCTTATTACCGAATCACCGAGATTCAGCCGTACGACAGCCACACGCTGTATCTTTGCAAGGCGGTGAGCCGATGAGCATTGAGGTTAAGGGCCTCGGCGAGCTGGCAAAAAAACTGGCGAAGCTCGGCGGCACTGATACCGCCATTTCAAACGGCACGCGCGAGGCGGCGCGAATAGTCAACAACAGTGCGAAGGAGCTGTGTCCAGTTGATAACGGCAACTTGCGCGCGTCGCTGCATACCGACTACAAGCGCGAGGGCAGCAAGCATATAGGCAGCGTATCGACCAATGCTGAATACGCCGCCTATGTGGAATTCGGTACGGGTCCTAAAGGTAACGGCACATATCCTTATGAGCTCCCGGGCGGGATCCATTACAAGGCGGACAAGTGGCGCGGCAAAATCCCTGATGTCGGCTGGCGAATGATAAGCGGACAAAAGGCGCAGCCGTATCTTTATCCTGCGCTTATAAACAATCGCGAAGCAATACTTGAGTGCTATAAGCGCGCGATACAACAGGAAATAAATCGTAAAGGCGGTCAGAAAAATGGTTGATATCGAACAGGTGACTTATGATGTGCTTTCACTCGCTGTACCGGACGTGAAATGGTCTGCGGAATATCCGCAGCGTTTTGAACGGCACGGTTTGATAAAGCAGATGGATAACTCCGTTAAAATGCCATCATCTTCGCGTCCGGATCATTTTTCCCGGATCGCCGTGCAGATTCAGGTGTGGATGGCGACGCCGGAGGGCAGGAACGAGGTCGAGAGGCAAGTTGACGATGCAATGCTCCGCTTCGGTCTGCTTCGCGGCAGTCCTAACCACCTTGAGGACGAACAGGAGGACGGTACGGTGTTATACCGCACCGTCCTGCTTTATAACGGAGTCTACGACAACAACACGAAGCGGTTTTACCGCAGTTAATAAGGAGGTAAGTACAAATGGCTGAAGATTATCAGACTTCTATAGGCGTGATTCTGAAAATGGGCGCGAGCGCAGAAGCGGCAGCTGAAGTTCCCGGTCTGCTTGATTTTCCCGATATGCTCGGCGAATCGGACAAAATCGACGTGACCACGATGAAGGACACGCAGAGAAAGTATAAGCCCGGGCTTTCCGACCCCGGGGATATGGCGTTTACTTTCGGCTATGAGGGTATGAAGACCGGCACGAACTGGGCGACCCTCAAGGGAGCTAAGGATGCAGACAAGACCTTTATTCTGCTGTTCCCGGACGGTTCCGGTTTCACATGGACAGGCAGAGTGTCACTTTCGATGCCCGGAAAGGGCGTCGCAGAGGCGCTGACCTTTACTGCAAAAATCACTCCATCGTCGGATATAGAGGAATATACCTCGTCTGGCGGCTAAAGAACACATCGGCGGGGGAAACTCCGCCGAAAATTTAAAATAAGGAGACAACAACTATGCTTACTGCGTGTAATGCACCTTTTTATAGATTGACCGCCGGCGAGAAGGAGTACAAGCTCAAGCTCACGACGGCAACGAAAATCGAAGTGGAAGACCGTATAGGCTGCAGCCTGCTTGAAGCTCTTGACAAGCTGGCATACACAAAGGTCTTTGCAGTGACCCTCTGGGGCGCGCTGCAGAAATACCAGGCAAATATGACGCTCCCCAAGACATATGAGCTCATCGATGCGCTTGAAGCCGAGGGCTTTACCCTCGAGGACAGAGCGGACACATTCCTCGGCATTATGAAGGTGTCCGGTTTTTTTACACCGGAACAGATAGCGGACATGGAGCGGGAGGACGAGGAGCAGGAGATAGAGTAATCTTCTCCTCGGCGACCGAGTGGGTCGCGGATCTCAAACCTCGCGCTTTTGCGGTCGGGATAACCCCGGACGAATTCTGGAGCATGTCGGCCGGAGAGGTTGAGGACCTTATATCCGCAAGGCAAAAGGCAGAAAACGAGCGGCGTAAATGGCAGTTACAGCTGATATGGAATCTCGGGCAGCTTGATTCTTTCGCGTTTAACGACCCGAAAAAATATCCTACGCTTGAAAAGGCGTTCCCGTCAGCTTTCGGCATGCAGCAAACCGGGTGGATGGTAATCAAAGCTCGGATGTCCGCTTATGCCAAATCAAAAAACGCCGCAAGGCACAGGGCAGGTGAGAAAAATGACGATTGAAGAACTGCAAGTGCTGATTACAGCAAACACAAAGGACTTTAACGCTAAGCTTGATAAGGCGAACAAGAGGCTGGGATCGCTCGAACAGCAGGCAACGCGCACGGGAGCGGGTGTCGGAAAGCTTTTTACAGGCTTAAAAACGGCCGCTGCCGTTGCGGCGATACAAAAAGTAGTGAGCGAAGTCAAGAAGCTGACGGACGCATACGCGGAAAACGAAGCCGCGCAAATGGGCTTGTCGAGCATATTAACTGCGCAGGGAAAAGACCTGAACGCCGCGAAAGCGTGGCTTAAATCGTATACCAAAGACGGTCTTATCCCGATGATGGACGCTTACACCGCGTATAAGAAACTCGCGGCGGCAGGGTATTCCGACGAGCAGACACAGTCCATACTGACCAACCTGAAAGACTCGGCGGCATTTAACCGTCAGGGCAGTATGACGATGGGCGAAGCCATCAAGAGCGCAGCCGAAGGTATCAAAAACGAAAACAGCATTCTTGTCGACAACGCCGGCGTTACAAAAAACCTGTCCGTTATATGGGACGAATACGCGGCATCGATAGGCAAGACTGCAGCAACGCTGACCGACGCAGAAAAGCGCATAGCCACGACACAAGGCATCATGCGGGAGACGGCATTCCAGACCGGGGATGCTGCGAAATATTCGAACACCCTCGCAGGAGCGCAGGCTGCTTTGAAAGCTCAGACAAAAATGTTGTCAAGTGCGCTCGGGTCGATGTTTGCGCCGGCTTTGCAGCAGTGTATCCCGCATGTTACGGCGTTGCTTGAAAGATTGACCGCGCTCGCCGAAAAAGCCGGGCAAGTCATGGCTATATTGTTTGGCACGTCAAGTGCAACAAGCCGGACATCGTCAAATACCTCCAAGCTCGCAAACAGTACACAGCAAGTGTCCACAAAACTCGGCAGTGCGGCGAAAAAGGCGAAGGATTATAAAAACGCCTTGCTCGGCATCGATGAAATCAATCGTCTCGGAACGCCGGACACCGGATCTGATAGCGGCAACGGCGGCGGAAGCAGCACAACGGTATCGAGCGGAGGAAACAATTTTAAGAGCCCATTTTCCAACGCTGACAGCGTTATTGACCCGAAGCTTGCAGAGCGCGCAGAGGAGCTGAAGCAAAAATTCAAGAAGGTCAGAGAAGAGCTTGAAAAATGGGAACCGGCGTTTATCGGAGCCGGTACTGCAATAGGTTCGTTCCTACTTATTTTTGAAGGTGCCAAGCTTTTCAAAAAGATAAAAGACCTCGGGGGAATTGTTTCCGCTTTTAAGTCTTTAAAGTTTGTAAGCAAGCTGTCTACAATAGGTGCGAGCATCAAAGGCGTTTTTACTGCATTAGGTACTGCGCTTGGCGCAAGTGCCGGAGCTGCGACTGCCGTAGGTGTTGCTGTGGTTGCTGCGGTAGCCGTGGCAATTGCGGCGGTGGTTTTACTGATAGTCTATTGGGACGAAGTGAAAGCAGCTGCTAAAAAGGCGTATGACTGGATAAAAGAAAAATGGTCGTCTTTGGGTGAATGGTTTAAAAGTAATGTTTCCGAACCGATAAAAGAAACGTTTTCAAAAACATGGGATAAAATCAAAGACGTCTTTTCTCCCGCTACTGAATGGTTTGGAACTTTGTTTGGTAGCGTAAAACAGACGTTCGACGATGTTTTCTACGATATCGGCGTTATAGCAAAGGGTTGTTGGGAAATTGTAAAAGCGGCTTGGAACATAGCGGGGTTATGGTTTAAAGAAACCGTAATTGACCCGGTTTCCAACTTCTTCGGCGGAATGTGGGAGAGCTTGAAATCAAAGGCGAAGGATGCCTGGGAGGGTGTTAAAACGGCTTTTTCCCCTGTTGTAAATTGGTTTAAGGATAAATTTACACAAGCGTGGACAGCAGTTAAAAATGTTTTCAGTATAGGCGGAAAAATTTTTGACGGCATCAAAGAGGGCATAACTGCAGCATTTAAAACTGTTGTTAATGCAATAATCGGGGGTATAAACAAGGTTGTTGCAATACCGTTTAATGCCATAAACAAGTCGATCGATAAGCTGAGAAATGCAAATATACTCGGCTTGTCGCCATTTGCAGATTTGCGCGACATATCGATACCTCAAATTCCAAAGCTTGCAACTGGTGCAGTGATTCCGCCGAACAGAGAGTTTATTGCGATGCTCGGCGACCAGAAAAATGGCACGAATATCGAAACGCCGGAGAGTTTGCTGCGAAAGGTCGTCAAAGAAGAAAGCCGCGGCAGTGATGGCGGCGACTGGCATATACAGGTCGTACTTCCTGACGGTACGATAAAAGGAGAAGCTATAGTAACCGCTGTTCAGAGATATAATCAAAAGAGCGGAAGGACAGTTATTCCATGCGACATATAAAAAGCAGCCCCCTCTGAAAGGGGCTGCTTTCAATATGAAACAAAGGAACCGTAGAGAACTTTATCTTCAATTTCCGCATATGTAAGACTTGTTCCTTGTGAAGCGTAAGACATCTGAATTACAAAATCGCTGCGTAACTGTGCGCCGTAGGAGTTTTGTGAGTCAACCCATGCGCTGACCGTAACGGTGTCTTTATAGCGCGATACAATCCATGCGCTTGTATCCGTGAGGTCGGGGAACGACGCGGCTGATGGGGTCTTGAGGTATTGCTTAACATGTTGTTCTGCCATGCCCTTGTAATAATTTGACTCGTAGGAGCTGAGATAGTAATCTTCAATGTTTGCGAGGGCTCCGCCTTTTTTGGAGTTAAACAGTTCGACTCCGCCGCTCGAAATGTAACTCGTCTTTCCATTGGAAACGACAAGCGTTCCGGATATCTTATCGTTCGAAAACTTAAAGCTCTTATCTGTCGAGTTTGATGATAATGATTCAAAGTAAATCGGAGTGGAAATTCCCACTTTTTTAAAGTCGTTTATAACTTTTTGAGCCTGTTCATCCGAGAGGTCAGCATAGAGTTTAAGTGCTTGGACTGAGACGTCACCAATATTTTGCGACGCAGTGGCTTCTGTTATCGGCGGCTCGCTCGTCTTGTTTTTGTCCTTGCTTTTATCTTTGCTTGCTTTCTTTTCTTCTTTAAGTTGTGATTCGGCGGCAAGCTTTGAATCATATTCAGATCTTTCTTCGGGGGTCATGTTGTTGTAGTTGGTTTGCGCTCCGCAAAACATGAATATGGTAGATGCAACAAAGCAAATCAAAGCTGCAACGACAAAATTCTTGCGGGGCTTCTTCTTGAAGATTCGCACAACTGCAATTACTAAAAAGGCGATTACGCCTATCGCAGACAAAAGACCAAGTCCAAAAAGAACATTATCCATATTATTTTTCTCCTTTTTCTTTTTAATTTATCATGTTTTATTTTTTATGTCAAGAAAGAAGGTGGAACAGCAGTGGCAACCGCTTTTAATCCCGGCGACAATCCGATAGCTACCGTGGACGGCGTAACTATGCCGGTATATCCGGACACGGAGGACGGATATAAATGGGAGCTTGAGGACGCTTCTGCCAGCGACGCAGGGCGTACCGAAGATGTCGTTATGCACAAAAAACGCATAGGACAGACCGACGCGGTAACACTTAAATTTTCCGGGCTGTCCATAGCGAACGCGAGCAAGATCCTGAAAATGTTCAACCCGGAGTATATAACGGTCAAGTACTTAAATATGCTCGAAGGCGGATATGTGACAAAAGAGTTTTATGTCGGCAACAGAAGTGCGCCGCTGTACAACAGCAGTCTGAATGTTGTTGACAATGTGACCTTTAAAATCGTGGCGCGAAAGGGGTGATGCTATGTATCCAATAACTTCTGCCGGGCTTGCTGCTCTGCGAGAGGATGTGGTGCAGTCCGTCAATATCCTCTGTACGCCTACCAAAGGCATGGCATTTAATATCACCGACAAAGACATTATCGGCGCGGTAACGGTGGACTGGTCGAGCGTCACGGGCAGTAAGCTTGATTTGGGCTCAGCGTGTATGTCAGAGCTGAGTTTTACTCTTGAGAATACCGACGGCGCATTTGACGATAAGGTGTTCGAGGGCGCACAGCTGTATGTCACTACAAGCTTTTCCGCAGGCTCGACAACAGAGACCGTGCCTATCGGCTATTACACGGTGGACAGCCCGCCACGCAAGCTCCGGAGCATCAAAATAACGGCTTATGACCGCATGGCGAAGTTTAACCGAGCCTATGATACTGAGCTTGCCTATCCTGCAACGCTGTATCAGATAATCGCCGATGCCTGTACAAAATGCGGGGTGTCGCAGAAACTCCCGACGAACACTTTGCATCGGGGTGTGTCGATACCAAAACGCCCGGAGGCGGACAATCTGACCTATCGTCAGGTGCTTGTCTGGGCTGCGGAGCTTATGGGCGTGAGCCTGTATATCGACTATGACGGCAAGCTGACAGGCGGGTGGTATGCGACAAATGCCAAGCACACGGTTATAAAAGCTTCAGATCGCTTTACTTCCGGCAATACAGACTTTGCCGAAAATAACATCGTGTTTTCCGGCGTACGCATCGTCGGAAACGACGAGAACAAGACCGAATACCTCGCGGGCACAAAGGACTATGCCTTTAACATTGAGGGCAATCTCCTTGCGCAGAGTGATATGAATCTCAGCACACTGGCGACGGAACTCAAAACCGCGCGATGCAGTCTTACATACACTCCGATGTCCTGCACGACGCACTCCTTTCCGCACCTCAGACCGCTCGATGTGATGAACTTTGAGACGGCTCAGGGGACGAAGAAAGTCGTGTTGACAAATGTCAAGTGGCAGTCACAGAACCGCTGCACGAAGCTAGAGGGCAAGGGCGAAACGGCAACGCAGTCGGGATATGCCACAATGGGCGCGTTTACACCGAAGCAGCAGGCGGTACTCGAGCAGACCCGCGCACAGCAGGCGGCGCAAATCAACGACTACGAACAGGCGACACTCGCGCTGAACGAGACCATCGCGAATAGTATGGGCTTATATGTCACGCGGAAAGCAGACAGCAGCGGCGCGGTAATTACTTATTACCACGACAAGCCTACGCTTGAGGGGAGCAACACCATCTACTGCCGCAACGCCGGCGGTTATGCCTGGACTAATAACGGCTGGAACAACGGATCACCGAACTGGGAGTACGGTGTATCAAAAGACGGTGACGCGGTTATCCGAAGCATTGCCGCAAACAAGATATCCGCAAGTTATATCACAACGGACATCCTCTCGTCGCCGACCGGGAAGTTTTCCTTTAACTTGGACACGGGAAAGATTATTGCGTCCGACGCAGACCTTACAGGTGTCTTTTGTGTTAAAGGCTCAAAATACAACCTTAAAATAATCAATACAAGCAGGTACGTATCGTTAGGAATGAACCCTCAACCCGTTCTCGGTTTAGAAAGAGAAATTGGCGAAACAAAATCGGGTTTCATTGGATTTGTTGATAGCCAGATTTTCCCTTTTTCTAGCTTGACTTATGACGTTTGCATTGACAGCACAAAAGGTGTGCGAATTGACAGCGGTGATGCTTACACAGACGTTGTGTGCAAAGAGGATAAGGGCTTTCGCGTTCGTGGTGCAGAAGACAAATTCGGCTCGTCGAACAAGTATTTTGTTGTAACGAAGGGCAAAACGGAGGCAAGTGGAACGTTTGTATCAAATAGTTTTGAAACCAACACGTTTGCAGGGTTGCAACACTATCGCAGGTTATCGGACGATGATGCTTTTGATGTGTGTCGGGTGGACTTCGGCTTGGGCATTCCAAAAGCGGACACTCCATCGGGAGCGATAGAGGTGCGAAATAGAGACGGCGAAGTAACAGCAAGACTTGACCTTTATCAGCCGAGAGCAGGTGAAGTAACATTGAGATTACAAACCAGCGATGATAAGATTGCGCTCTTGTTCGTGAACAAGAACGGTCTTTATGCGCAGTTCGGTACCAACGAAGCGAAACTGCTCACGTAAAAAACACTTGATTAATAGGTGGCGACAATATGAAAAAATCAGAAATCAATCAAAAGCTCGCGGAGCTTAGAGCGCAGGGCGAAGCCTTGCAGCAGAACAACTCTCAAATAATGCAGCAGCTCGAAGTCAACAAGGTTGAGCTCGCTAAAATCTGCGGCAAAATCGAACTGTTATCCGAAATGCTCTCTGAGCTCGCAAAACCGCCCGTGAAGGGCGAGAACGAGGAGGCGGAAAAAGATGCAGACAAGAACGATAACGGTTGATTATGCCCGCCCTCGCGGGTATGACGTTGGATATCGGGCAGAGAACAACTTCACAGAGCTGTCTCTACCCGTTCCCGCCGAGCTCGAGGGCGCAGACAGCTATCGTGTCTACTTTGAATCGACCGTCGGCGAGTATTTGCAAACCGAGCTGTTGACTCCTACGGACGGCCATATTACCGTCAAAATAACGAGCGACATCGTGCCCGAGCCCGGAAATATGGCGGCACAGCTCGTCGCATTTCGAGCGGGTGAGATAGTCGGATATGCTCCTATGATAACGGGCACGGCCAAAGTGTCAATTCCTGACGGAACAGAGCGGCTCTCACACAGCCTTGCCGCCGAGATAGCTCTTAACACTGCCGCACGGCATTCGCACGAAAACAAGGCGGTGCTTGATAAGTTCGCGGAAACCGACGGCAAGCCGACCTATGACGGCCAGGCTTTAGGCGGTGGAGGTTCAACGGCCGAAGATATCAGCTATATGTTGTCAGAAGATATTCAGAACGATTTTCCGGAACTGGCCGAGCTCGAGTCTAACACGGTTAAGAACGGACTTGATGTTGCCATATATTATGCGTTTGCCGGTATGTTTGCAAAGTACATCCAGTGCGATGTTCAAACCGCGACAGGTACGGTTCAATTTGATTTGCAGAATCTTTTTGATAATTCTATTATGCCGGCGTTGAAGGAGGCACATAAGCATGATAACAAGTCTGTTCTTGACTTAATATCAGCAACTGACGGCAAACTCCAATATAACGACTCCGATATTGGACTCAAAGGCGATAAGGGCGACAAGGGAGACACCGGCTCGGACGCAAATGTGACAAAAGTTAATGTTATTGCTGCACTCGGCTATACGCCGAAAGCAGTATCTGCGCAAGTCGCAACAGGCACAGAAATCACCCTTGCCGACAACACCGAGTACCGGCTTGCCGATGTCACGACATTGACGCTGACATATCCGACAAGTGATTTCGAGTGCTGGATGCGCCTGACCTTTGCTGCGAGCGGGACAATCACCGTCACACTTCCCACTGACACCAAATATATCGGCACAGCGCCCGATTTCAAAAACGGCGAGACATGGGAACTCAGCTTCAAGGACAAGGTTCTGGCGGCTCAGAAGGTCGGTGAGGGCACATGAACAGGCGCAGATTGATGATATTTCAAAAAGCAGTTGTTCCGTTGCCCGAAGGCTATACCGCAGTCGATTATTTGCAGGCTTCCGGCGCGCAGTGGATAGACACGGGCTACAGGTACGGCGCAAGCAGCGATGTTGAGATTAAATTTGACGCTCCCGATACAGACCAAGGAACAGATTTAGGGGCGCAGGATTCAGGTGCCGCAAAATATAAATTTGCAATCGTACTTGCCGGTATACTTCTATGGCTTGGACGGGGCAGTGCCGGTAACAATATCAATGTAAGCGGTATGCAAAAACCGATAACTTTGCGCAATATCGGGAAATTGTTCAAAGTGACAGACAGCGCGGGTAAAGAAAGAACACAAGCTATTGAGGACGCAGGATATGTCGGACCCGAGCGGACAATATATCTCTTTGCCAGACACACTCCGACGGGTGCAACCAATATGAGCAAATCACAGATTTATTATTGCCGATTCTATGAAAACGGCGAGCTTGTTTGCGATATGCGCCCGTGCCTCGATGCTGACGGTGTGCCTTGTATGTACGATTTAATAAGACGGCGGACTTTATACAATCAGGGCACAGGCTCTTTTACGTGGGGGTGATTAAATGATATACGGAAAACTTGTGGACGGCGAGCTCAGAGGAGCGCCGCGACCGATAAAAACGGCGGACGGCGACGTGTTTACAAACGACCCGTCAATATACCTCGCTAACGGCTATAAGCCGATAATTTTAACGGACTGCCCGTCCGACGGGAAGAGCTATGTCGGCTCATGGACGGAGACGGAAACAGAAATAACGCAGGTGTGGACGGAGCAGCCGCAGACGGACGAAGCTACCCCCGAGCAGCTGGAGGCGGCACTACATCAGATAGGAGGCGCGGCCGATGAAAATCAGTGAAGTTAATAACATCGTCGAAAAATCAACGGCCAAGATAATCGAAGCGGCCGAGGTCAGGGCGGACTTGTTCGCGGTAGCTGCATATATCCCGAAGGGACAGCGCAAAAAATACGGCGCGGAGCTCGAGCGCATTTTAGCAAAATATGACGGTTGACGGGGAGGTGGTAGTATGGGTGGTGTGAACATCTTTTTAACGGTATTGAGCGTCGTCAGCACCGTGTGTGCAATCATCTTCGGATATTTAGCCCACAAGCGCAGCGAAAAGCACGATATCAAAGGCGAGGGCGAGAAGGACGGCACTATATTGACCGAACTCGGTTACATAAAAAGCGGAGTCGACGACATTAAGCATAAGCAGGAAAAGCAGGACGATCAAATCAGCAAGGTTCTTGAGCGTCTATCTTATGTCGAATCTTCTGCAAAACAAGCGCATCACAGGATAGATACGCTTGAACAGCAGATGTATAAAAAATAAGGAGGTTATTTCATGTTCGCAGAATTTTGGTCGGAGTACGGCATGACACTGATTTACACGGTTTTGACAGCCATCCTCGGTTTTGTCGGTATAGCGGTGAAGAAAATCATCGCCAAATTTACCACGGACAAAACCAAAGAAGCGGTGGTAAGAACCTGTGTAAACGCCGCAGAACAGCTGTATAAAGATTTACACGGGGCTGAAAAGCTTGCAAAAGTTAAGGAAAACATTATTGAAATGCTCAATGAAAAGGGCATAACGATTTCCGAAATCGAAATGGACATGCTCATCGAAGCGGCGGTTGCGGAGATCAACAAGCAGCTTAAAAAGGAGAGCGGTAAAAATGACAAAGACTAACACCGGGCTTGTGTCGTATGCGAGAGCAAATCTCGGGAATCCGTACTGGTACGGCACCTTCGGGCAGACCGGAACGCAGGCGCTGCTCGATTCAAAACGCCATCAGTACCCATCCTTTTACACCAACGCCAGATATGCGGCGTGCAAGAAAGACATCGGCAAGCGCGTGCATGACTGTGTCGGTTTGATAAAGGGCTACCTGTGGAGCGACAGCACTACAGCCGCGCCGAAATATAGCGCCGCGCAGGATGTGTCTGCTAACGGTATGCTTGCCAAATGTACCGAACACGGCAACATAGGCAAGCTACCCGAAATACCCGGCATTCTCGTGTTTATGGACGGCCATGTCGGGATCTATGAAGGCAACGGGTATGTAATAGAATGCACCGTGAGCTGCGGCGGGGGCGTCGTGAGAACGGCTCTGCACAGTCGACCGTGGGTGCATTGGGGGAAGTGTCCGTGGATTACATACGCGAGTGCAAACGCTCCGCAGAAGAAACCGACGGCAGCATCGAAAATTACTGTTGGTGATAAAGTGAAAATAACCGGCAGCATCTATGCAACCGGGCAGCGTATTCCTGCCTGGGTAAAGCTGCGCAAACATACTGTGAGCAAGATACAGGACAATAAGGCACTGCTGAGAGAAATCAGCAGCTGGGTATATCTCAAGGATATAACCGTCGTATCGGCTTCTAAAAAAGGAATCGCCGTCGGCAGCACGGTTACTATCAAAAAAGGCGCAGTTTACGGAGGTTTGAGCGGCACGAGAGGAAAGCTTGTTCCCGCTGCTCAGCTTGCACCGACAAAACACAAGGTATCAAAAATACAGACAAACAAAGGCGTAAAAGAAGCACTGCTCAGCGACATATCGTCGTGGGTAGCGGTTTCAAACCTTACGGAGGTATAACATATGATAACGGCAATCATCTATAATTTATTGAATTTGCTCGGACTTTACGGCGCTTGGGCGGTCGTGCAGATTCTCAAGATCTTCGGCGCGATGTAAAAAAAACAACCGGGCAGGGGTTTTTCCTCTGCCCGGCTTTCTCGTTTATAGTTGCAGCCCCCGGTCTGACCGAGAGCCGCGTGAAATAGGATATAGAACATTAGGGGGTTCTATAGGTGCATTATAGCATTATATGCTTTAAAAATCAAGCAATGTTTGCGCTGATAAAAAAAGACTGTTACTACGGGGTTACTACGGATTTCATTTTGAGTGCATTGAAATAGAAATGAAAAAAGCCTTGAAACCGTTGATACACAACAACTTCAAGGCTTCTCTTTGGTGATCCATCGGAGATTCGAACTCCGGACACCTTGATTAAAAGTCAAGTGCTCTACCGACTGAGCTAATGGATCATATCCTTTTCGCCGTGCGGAAGCTGTATCCGCAAATCAGCTTGATTATCATATAATATTTGCTCGAAAAAGTCAAGACTTTTTTGCATTTTGTTCCCTTTGTTTTCACTCTTTATGATAAATTGTGCTCATTTAGCCCGAATATTCATTTCTTTGCGGCGGATACTATTCAGAGAAAACTGCCGGAGGCGCATTCTATGAAAATACTTTTTTATGATACAAAGCCGTATGACCGCGAGGCGTTCGAGAAGCTTGCGGGCAAATATCCCGACATTGAAATAGACTATCTCAAGACGGATATCTCTTACCGCACCGCGCCGCTCTCGAAAGGCTATGACGCCGTGTGCCTGTTCGTCGCGTCCGATGTCGGCAGGCGGGTGGTGGATATCCTCGCCGAGAACGGGGTCAGGCTCATTCTCATGCGCTGCGCCGGATATAACAATGTCGATCTTC